ATGGATAACTCTACGAGTTTCTCCAGTTCCGTCATCAGCCTTCTCCATCTTTGCATCATTGATGTTTCCACCAATAGAAAAACCTGAATAAGTTCCATCAAGAACTTTTTCCCAAGCATCCTGTGCACCCTTAGAGATGTAAGCTGTTACGTAAATACCATTGTATTTCTTCTGTGTTTCTGGATCAAAAAATGTATCTTCTTTAAAATCAACCATCTTGCCAACTGCTGTTGGGCCATGCATTTCACGGATATTTCCTCTGAAATTATCAAATGCTTTTTTGCTTGCTTCAGCTTTAACAATATCTCCATGACGATCAACATTGTCTAGGGATGCAAAGCCAGATACGGTTCTCTTTTCCTTATTAACTTTAGTAATAGGAAAATGAAGAGCCATGGATGACTCGCTATTTTGCCAATAAGTTTTTTGAATTTCCATATGTAAATAAATAATAGCAATATTTATAAATAAAGCATAATTTTGATAAATATTATTTTATAATACCGCTATTGATTTGGATGACTTTTTTGACATCCGCCCCTTCTGGCTTATAAGTTTTTTCAGGGATGCTCTCTGGAACTCCAGGGTCATTGTCTTCAATATTTGCCAAATAAGGAGTGTTGATATGTGAATCTGGAGTAATATTTGGATTAGCCATAGAGTTATGAGATACCAATCCACCTGTTACAAACCCAACCACTACATACCCCAAATGGGGCAAATCGTGCTGAAAGCCTGTTGCTGCCCATGCTGAAAATGATCCTGTAAGGGCAATACCTAATGTTTTTGCATCAAATATTTGAAACTTAAAATGGTGCTTTAAACTCATAGCGTACCCTTCAATTCATCATAAATAATTTGAGGAAGAGGACCTGTAACCTTAATTCCCTGTTTAGTTTCATATTTTACTAATGCTGCTTGTGTTTGAGTATTCATTGTTCCAGTAACATAGTTTACTGGCAAAAGTCCCGCCTTTTGTAAAGCCTTTTCAACTGCCATAACAGCATCACTTTGTTGTCCAAGATTGAATGCTGTAGAGCTTGTTGGAAATGGTGGTGCTACAAAAACTGTAGTAGATTTAGTTGTTGCGGTTGGTGTAGTTGTCAACATACCGCTGTGAATAGCACCTGTAGCTGACGCTACTGCTGCACCTGTTCCTCCAACTACTGCTGTCGCTTTCTTGCTTGTAACGCCCTTTGAAACGGGTTTTAAAGGTGTTGGGTATTTTGGTCTAACGATAGCAGATATAAAAAGATATGGTCTATGAACTCTCCAGCATCCGCTTTCATGAATTGAATCATTTGGATTTCCAGTATTAAAACCAATTGTTGTAATGCCATCTGCTGAAGCAGCTTCTAATATTTCTACGTGATCAACAACACCATCACTATTCCAGTCATAGAAAACTAAATCCCCTGGTTGGCCTTGATATTTATTTACAACTAAACCTTGTCGTTGAAACCAAGGTAGTGCTGCTGGATTATAAGAAAAACCTTTAGGAGTTTGTGCAGCAATTAAATATGAAAGTCCAACTTGTGCAAAACACCAACTAACTCCCATTGCACAATATGGAGCATCTTTTATACCGTACCAATCACCGTATGGATTTTCATCTTGAGCACCTGCGTGAAAACCAATTTGGCTACGTGCAACATTTAAAACATCTAACGCCGTAGACATTTGTTAGTTTCCTTCTTGAGGTCCCTCACCCTTAGCATTACGGGCGGTTCCCATTTTATCTGGAGCATTCAAAGTTCTATTTTGATCACGTGTTTTATTTCCACTTGCATCTGATGCTGCATCCGATGCTTGCTTTGGATTAAGAACAAGAACTGCATCACCAGTAGAAATTGGAGGCAATCCCTTACGTGCACGAACTTCATTAGGAAGAATAACTTGATCTTTAAGATAACGATCATCAATACGAGATTGTGTCTCTTCATCTGTAAGTGCAAGTTCGTTAAATCTGAGAACAAATGCGTCTGTAAATTCTTTGATTATTAGATTAATCTTAAATTCAAGTTCTTCTTGACGTGGACGACATACCTGCTCTTTAAATGTCTTATCTGCATCTTTAGCATTTGCTAGAGATACATTTGCAGGCATTCCAAGCTTTGATACTGGAACACGGTGAGATAGAAGAATACGATCTCTGTTTTCTACCGCATAGTTTCTGAATGAAGAATCCTGAATTCCCGCTTCAATTGGCTCCATGTTAAATTCAACACGACCCTGTTCACCATCTGATGGTAGTGGGATGTAAAGAGTTCTATGGTTTCTACCCTTAAGTCCTGTTTGGAAAAATTCAAGCAATTTACGCTCTGAATCAGCAGTAAGCTTAGCACCTTTAACTGTGATGATATAGCGTGGAACAGCTTTATTTTCAAAGTAATCTAGATTGAAACGCTGAGCAAACTCATCACCAGCAACGGCGTTCTTAGCTGATAGCACATCTGGAATTCCATAGTATGTATTTGATGGAGTAAAGACTTTAAAGTGAATGACTTCATTTGGCTGTGGATCCGTTCCAATCTGGTCTGGAGTTTCTGTATCTCCAAAATTTCTAAAGAATGTGTATCTGTTGTAAACAACTTGTACAAATCCGTCACGGTGACGGCGGATACGCATTGTTGTTGTAGGAATATGACCAACATATCCAATCTTACCTGTAGAAGTACGACCAATTTCCATGTAAGCATTTCCTGTTGATTCTAAGTCAACGAAAATCTTTTTCATTGTTTCTGTAAATGAATCATCTGAGTTCATTGACTCTAGGTGATCTCGCAATTCTTCTTTAAGTTGTTCAAGCTTGCTACGAAGTTTATCAAGAGCCTTTGGACTCTTATCCATTGCATCTTCAACTTTTTGCTTGGTTGCCCAAGTCTCTTCAAACTTATAGCCAAGACCAATAACGTTTGCAGCCTTAGCATTTACAGCAGAGTGGTGATATGGAGAAATATCATAAAGCTGTGCTAGGTAAAGAATGTTGTATGGTGGTTGTACGATTTGAAAAAGAGAGTATCCTGTAAGATCAAGTGGATCAAGTTTCTTTGACTTTGCATCATCAATACCTGTAAATGACTTTTGCATTCTATTAACTTGACGACGGAAATTAGGGCTTAGTCCCTCCGCCTTTTTAATATCTTCCCATGTTGCATTAAACGGATCACCAAAATCATGTTCTACTGTATGAACTGGTGCATCCATTTTAACTGTGATGCCCTTATCGTCATCATCCATACTGTCATCAATTTTTAAACTAGCCAAGCTTCATCTCCCTCATTTCTTTTACATAATCCATCATTGCTGGAAGATCATGTTCATCTGGAACAAGTCCCATTTCCATTCTTTGTCTTTGAATTTCAAGCTCTTCATCTGTAACTGGTCTATGACCCGCCATAAATAATGGTTCACCGTCTTCTAGGCCGTAGTGTCTGGCAGCATCTTTAAGCTTTTTAATCTGGCGAATATCGCCTTTCATGGACGGGATACTCAAATAAGCACCATCTTCATCCATAACAACCTTGCCATCTGGCATCTGCCATATATACAATCCCCAGTTAACTTCATCAACGGGGGTAATCTTCATTTTACCCATATGCCTATAATACCATGTAACTATCAAAAATGGTACATATGACTGCCATTTTTAGAAGATATGGTTATGTGCAATGACAGGTACACCGCCATTTATGCTTGTTGCAGAGGTTCCAAAGTACTCAGAAATGGCACCAAGCGTTGTAACACTATCGTAAACAATAGAATTGCTTGTTGAAATGTAAGACAAGTATCTATTTTGAATATCTGTAGATGCAAGTATGCCTGGGAATAAAGTAAAATAACCATACATTGCTTGAGGTGAATTTGCAGTTCCATCAGCACTAGCATTTACATAAATTGGATTAGATGTAGATGTATTATAAGTTATTGCAACATAATATGTTTCTCCTGGAACAATTGTGTATTGTCCAGAACTTTGTAAGAAGCCGTTTACATATAGGCTTCCATTAGACCCTAGATTGCTTATAAGAGTACTTGTAGAAGGGTTTACATATAAATCTACTCCCGCCACCGTTGTTGTGTCTAAAATGGCTGCTAGGGTCGTGCTTGTGCTAGATTCATATCTAAACCAGAATTCAATAGTCTGATAACTTGTATTATTAACAGATTTAATAATAGCTGATCCTGTAGTACCAGATCCTGGGGTTTGATTAACAAAGTGTACTCCAAGATTTCTTTCCTTGGATAGAATATTGTTATTATCTTCTCTAATCATATATGTCTGACTTGAGGCTGGGGACAAAATAAATCCTCCAGAATCTGCAGCAACACTCAAACTCTTATAAATAGTTGCAGATAGATTATCTAATCTTGGCTGCAAAGCCTGTGATGTATCCAAAGAACTAATTTGAACTCTGATCAAAAGTTGTGCACTTGAAGCAGTTGAAGCATGAGATAAGAAATTAGGAACAATTTGATTGCTATAAACTTGATTCCAAGTTAATCCGCCATCGTAAGATGACGATACTGAAACAAATTGTGAAGATATTGTTGAATCTGGATTTGATCCAGAATCCCAAGATATGCTTGTTCCCGCAAAATTTGTATATTGAACAATTGGGAAGTTGTAATACCAAGTTCCAGTAAGTTGTCCTGCATTTGCAGTGCTTTGAATTGTCAGTCCACCATCTGTTATTAGATTGTTAAATACACCTTGACTGTAATCTTTAACAGTTTTAAATTTCTTTTGAAGATGAATCATATTAGAGTTTTCAGTAAGATCAATATGATAAGCACTTGTATTTTGTACAAAATACTCTGGAGATGAATCAACATTTGCCCAAATTAGATGATTTCTTATTTCATTTAAAGATAGCTTTCTTGTATAAAAAGCTAAATCGTTAATAATAAACTCTTCTCCTGTTTGGGCGGGACCTATCTGATATTTAACATAAGTAGTATTAGTTGTACTAAACTGGAAGTTATTTGGCAGATCAATAGTTTCATCAGATATACCATTTACCATAATCTGTATTGAACGTTCTGCATAAGTTATAAACAAATGAATCTTTTGATCCCAAGAATGTATTTGTTTCTTTGTTGTATAAGTTCCCGTGCTTCCGCTTATAGTAAAATAAATATGATCATTGTTAGCATATACTTGAGCTATTGTATTACCCGCATTTATTACATTAAATAAATTAACATTTGTGGTAGGATTTTGCGGGAATTGAAGCCACATCTCTGCTCCAAATACCCCTTCTTCATAATTTTGACTAAAAAAATCATATATATCAAAAATACTAATTACAGATGATGGTGTTATTTTACAACCACTATAATTTGTATCACCAAATAATCTAGCATTAAGGGTTACAATATCTTGAAATACTGGTAATTCTGTGCCAAATGCCACAGCTGCTTGATTTTGATTTACTGAAACATCTTGAAGATAAAAAGATCCTGGATCAAATCCATATGTTCCTTCTGTATTAAGCCATTGTTGGTATGTATTATATTCTTCCAAAATGGTGGCATATGTTCTTAGATTAACTGTACCTGTTAAAGGCCAATAAGCTATAGGATCATCTCTGAGTACCGCTTGCTTATATGACATTATGCAGTCCTTGTCCAGGTACTTGTACCAATAGATGTAAATGTATGAACGGTGTATCCGTTAAAAGTTGAAATTGATCCGCCTGTTGCTGTTAATGAACCTGTTGGATATGAGATAATTACTATTCCAGAACCGCCAGATCCTGCAGTAGCATTGTCTCCCGAACCGCTTCCACCATTACCAGTATTTGCCGTAGCATTTGGCTTTGCACTTTGTCCAGTGCCAGCTTGTCCACCAGGTCCGCCAGCAGCATATGTACCATAATTTGAACCATTAATTTGATATGTTAATCCTGAACCTCCAGCTCCACCATATACACCTGAAGTTCCTGCACTACCTGCACCTCCACCACCACCGCCATAGTTTGCATCTGTGTATGAAGATCCACCACCACCATTATTTCCAGTTCCGTATCCATAAGTTGAATTTTGCGTAGTTGATCCACCTAATTGAGATGTGCTCTGACAACCTCCGCCACCGCCTGATCCACCATTTCCACCATTTCCACCACCATAAGCAGTTCCTTGACCGCCACCTAGTGCAGTGTAACCTAACGCCGAAGATGCATTTCCAGCATTTCCATTTCCATTTGTAGGCGTAGCATTACCTCCAGCACCTACAACTACTGAATAAGAAGTTATTAAAGCATTATATGTAGATGCTACATATCCACCTGCTCCGCCACCACCGCCAGCTGATGAACCACCTGCTCCGCCACCACCAACGACAAGTACATTGACTGCTTTTCCTGCTGTCAATGGTGTTACAGCTGAAGATGAAAAAGAAAGAGAAGAAGGACCTGCTCCATTTATTGCTCCAACTTGAAATGTATAAGATGTTGAGCTGCTTAATCCAGTTACTGATATTGGAGAAGTATCTCCCAAGCCTACGAAGTTTCCTGGATTTGATATTACAAAATAATCTGATGGAGGCTGATTTGATGCTGGAGTAAAACTAACTGTTGCACCATTTGTTATAGCTGTTGCAGTTCCAATTGTTGGAGCTGTTGTGGGTTGAACTGGTAATGCAAATTTATTTTTTATAGCATTATAATTTCCAATAATTTCTGTTGATGAAAGTTGACGGTTATACATTCTTACATTTGAAACAGCAATATTACCATAATAACCACCATTTATCCAGTTTGCTAGTGCAAATAGATTATTTGCATATCCTGGAGGAGTTGTAGTAGTACCATATACTTGACTCATAGTTTGAAGAACACCATCAATCCAAATTTGATTTGATGATGGTATTGATCCAGATTTTGTCATAACAAAAGCATAATGATGATAATTTCCAGCTAAATTTAAAGAATTTACTTGAGAAGAAGTTAATCCATATAAATCTCCTGCTCCTGTATTATATCCTAAACTTCCGCCCGCTGTCCAAATATCATACGTTGTAAAACCACAGAACATTCCATTATTTGCATTGTTGACATTAATCCATTTTGCCCAAAGATCTATTGTAACTACTGATGCAGATGCAAGTTGTGTTGCTGTAACAGTTCCATAATTTGATGAACCATCAAATACTATAGAGCCTCCATTATCTGTAGAGAAACTTGGAGTTCCATTCCATGTCATATTATTTGCATTACCACTTGTATCTGTTACTGATGTTGGTCCAGTTCCTCCATAGTAATTTGTATTTGAAAAATCATATTCAAATATTAATCCACTTGTTGCTGTTCCTATAGGCAATCTTTCATATAGAGCATTATAATTTTGAAGAACTTCTGCAGCAGTTAATGCAGTATTGTATAAAGCAAAGAAATTAATTTCACCTTTATAAAACCCCGCATAACCTTCACCTAAATAGGCTGTTGATACTGATGTTAAAGCAGTTGGATATGAATTAGCTACACTTCCTCCAGCCACTCCATTTTTATACCATGTTATAGTTGATGGACTTCTTACAAGAGTAATTACAGCCATTTCATTTTCTTTTACAGTAAAAGAAGAGTTAACTCCTTGATATGTTGCACCATTTCCACCACTTGTTCCAAAATAATAATTAAAATCACCTGTTGTTTCATGAGTAATAGTTCCATACCCAGCATATTCGTGATTGTATGGATTTCTTCTTTGTCCATCTGTTTCCATAGGTTTTAAAACCATTACTATAGTCTGATTAGATGCAAAGTTAAATGGAGATGTGCTGAATGATGCGTAGGATGATGAACCATCAAAAGAAGCATATTTATTACTTATTGATACACCAGAAAGTGTAGCATTAGAATTACCCTTAAGATCATATAGGGTTGTTCCAGAGCCTGGATAAGATGATTGTGAATACGTATCATAACATAAAACTAAACCACGTGTAACAAGTCTTCTATCACTTGAAGCAGTAGAAGATACAAGAAATGATCCCGCCACTTTTGCCTCCTAAGCAATATCTCCGACTACGTACCAAGTATCTGTTGCAACTTTTATAATTGTAGCAGAAGAATATTGTGCTCTAAGTCTTGGTGCTGTTGAAGTAGTTGCATTTGAGGCAATTGTTGTTGTTCCTGATGTTACTGCTTGTATTGTTGTGGTTCCCGTTCCAGTTTGAATAACTGTTAAAGATGCACCTACTGCATATGCAACAGAAGCATTTGTCGGGATATTAAAAGTATTTGCAGATGAGTTATTCATTAAAACAATTCCTGTTGCATCTGAAAGAACAGAAGTATAAGAAGTTCCTGTTTGTGAATTAACAGAATAGATAAGATATGGATTTGTAAATGTTCCTGTAAATCCAGATACTGTCATTGTTCCAGTTACCGTTAGATTTCCATTTACAGTTGTTGCACCAATTGATAATGTTCCTGTAGAAGTTATGGCTCCAGTGTTATCAATACGTAATCTTTCTAAGATGCTACCGCCATCAGCTTTTGTGCTAAAAATCATAGTTCCGCCACGGTTATTGGCAGTTGTTCCTGATGTAAAAACATCTATTTGAGAAATTGATTTGTTTGAAGCAAGTGTATTTCCATCTGCACCAAACACTATAGTTGAATAATTTGCAGCAGAGTCACTAGAAGTATTAACTAATTCAACAACTCCACCTGCTGGACCAGAACCACCTAATGTTAAATATTGACCTGAAGGAGCACTTCTTACATTTGCTGAAGATCTATTAATTGCCACATTTCCAGTTGAATCAACTGTGACAAGTGGTGTTACAGAATAATTTTGTATTTGAAATATATTAGCAGTTTGAGATGCTGCTGCACGAATAATATATCCAGTTGATGATGGGTTTGTTAACTGAATAAATTGACTGGTAACTGTAGGAAGAAGTGGGGCTACTGATTGCCATGTAGATCCATCCCATACTTGAATGCTTTTAGCCATTATCCACCTACCTGTGCACGAGTATATCTAACAATAATTAATCCTGATCCGCCATTACCGCCTGCACCTTCAATGCTACTGGTGTTATTATATCCACCACCGCCACCGCCAGAACCTGTGTTTGGTATTCCTGGAGTTCCACCCAAAACAATATAGTTATTTCCTGATCCTGGACCTGCAGTTATATTGCTTACACCAAACCCACCTTGTCCACCACCGCCAAGACCGCCAGTTCCTGTGATTTGAGTTGCAATACTTCTTAATCCTCCGCCACCGCCACCTGCTATATATGTACCATTTGCAGTAGCTGCTGACCATCCTGGGATAAATGACATGACTGGATTTATTGCAGTAAGCCAAGAAGAATAGTTAGTGGTTCCATTTCCACCATTACCTGCTATGCTTGAAGTTCCATTTGTTCCAACCACTCCTGAACCACCACCGCCTGAACCATAATTACCATTTCCAGCAGATGATCCTCCAGCAAAGCCATTACTTGCTGTTCCAGCAGTGCTTGATGCAGCTCCAGATCCACCACCAGATGCACCATTTCCGCCATTTGCTGAGTAACCGCCACCGCTACCGCCACCTACTACAGAAGCTAAAGAACCAAATTGAGAGCTTTGTCCATTTTGTCCACTTGGATAATTTCCATTTAGTCCATCATAACCTCCAACACCGCCTAATCCAACTGTTGCTAGGTAGGATGTTGGTGTTAATGATTGTGATGAAAATAGAGTTACTCCACCAGCTCCACCACCACCTCCGATAGTTTCTCCACCACCGCCACCACCACCAATTACTAAAATATCAGCAGTTAAATTAGTTCCAACATGAAGATAACCTGTTGAAGTAAATACACGATAATAATATGTTGCATCTGATGCAAGTAAACCACCAGCAACTGCTGATGTAGGATATACATCTACTGGAAACCAACCATAGCTTGTATATTTAAATAATTGTTGAAGAGTTGTATCAAAATAAGTATCACCAAGATATGCTGAAGATGGGCGGGATGTAAAATCTACCCCTGATGAACCATGATCTCTAGATCTACTCATTTATTACCCTCCAACTTTTCTAATCTTGCAGTTAGTTCTTGAATAGCTGAAACAAGAATTGGAATTAAATGTGTTTCTGCAAGTCCAAGAAAACTTTCTTCTTCAACAATTATATCTCCATTTTCATCTTTGATGGCTTCTCTTGAATTAGATTTAACAATATTATCTGCCCATTTTTTACCTTTTATTGCTTTTTGAACTTCTTGAGCAACAAATCCAATTGTTTTTCCTTCAACAAAATTATGACCTTCTCTGAGAATTTTGCCATTTTTATCTTTAATATCTTTTTGTTTTTTCCAATCAAACTCTACTGGTCGCAAAGACTTAACAATTCCTAATCCGCCTTCTAATGTTTTAATATTTTCCTTATATTTTTTGTCAGAAGTTGCAATTGATGAAGATGTTGCAAATATCTGTGAATTAACTTGAAGTTTATAGGCAGCATTATTATTTGTGCTATAACCAATCATTACACAGTTATTGCCATCTATCCACATTCTTAATGTTGCACCTGAAGTTCCATTAACAACCGTACCACCATAAAATAAATGAGATCCTGAACCAGGAGCTAAACTATAAAATTTTGTCCATTCATTATCTGCAACAATAATTTGTTGTTTATTAGTATCACTATATGCAGACATTGTAAAACTTACTGTAGGATTATAACCTTTAAGATATGTATCTCCAGCAACACCTATTTGAATTGCTGGACTTGCACTTTCTGATCCAACAATTTGTTCTGAAGTAAACATTCTTATACCGCCACCGCCACGTGACCATAAATCTAAAAATCCTTTAACATCACCAGATGTTGTATTAAATTTTGTTCCTTTAATGCCAGCAAAGGCAGTAATTGAAGGGTATGTATTTTGATAATTTCCCTCAAATATAATTCCTCCGCCAACCGATGCTGATAAAGGTCTTGAATCTCTTATTGCAAGATTAGCTGCTTCCCAAGGATACATTCCTGTTGCAGTTGTATTTTGAACGGTTAAATAATTTTGATTTTGTGCAGCATAAGTATTTCCAACAATAATTCTTCCATAAGCATCTATTTTAAATAAATTATTAGTAGAATAATTATTTATGTCAAGCAAATCTGCAGTTTGATTAAAAGCAGCATTAACTGTAATTGGCGTAAGTGCAGCATTTGATGGAGAGAATGTTTGTGCTCCAGTAAATGTATTTGTTGTAGTTGTTGCTGTAGTTCCAGAAACTGAATTTAAATTAGTAACAGAAATAATTTCAACAATGTCATTTACTACCGCTGCAGTATTTAAGTTTACTTGAATAGAGTTAGTTGTTGTATAGTCTGTATTTTTAACAAGTAGGGATCCGTTAAGAAATACCTGCTCATATCCATCTACAAACGCTAAAGATGCTGTAAAGGCTTGTTGACCTCCCGTCGCCGTTATTGTTGTACGGCGAATAATATTTGGGTCAAAAGAAGTTTCACTTGATGCAGAGTTAATCCAAATTGTTCCTATTGATGGATTAAGCGGAGCTGTAGGAGAATAGCTTGCACCTGACAATAAGCTAGATACAAGAATAGGAATATATTGAGTTCCCGTTGCACTATATAGTATTTTACCTGTTTGGCCATCAGTTGATGTTGTATCACCAACTATAACTCCTGTATCAGCACTTAATGTTGGAGCTGAAAGGGGGATAGAATAGTTAAAATTCTGTTTGTCTAGAGGCATAAGCCACTACCACCTTTCTTTAAGCTTGAGCCTCAGTCCAAGCGATACGTCCAATTACCTGTGCTGGAGCTGAAGAAAGATTTGTTACAACAATTGTAAGCACATCTGGGCCATCAGGATATCCATTTTGTCCTGCATAAGCAGGAGTTCCAAGACCTCCGCCACCAAGAACTGCGTTACCAAGATCACGAAGTGATGAAAGGTCAAGTTCTGTTGTCTGGTTAGCAAAGAATCCACCAGTTACTTCACCACCAGTTACAGAATATGCACCTGCATTTCCACCATTTGTAGCATTTGGAGAATAATCTGCAATCTGTGCAAGAGATGATGTAAGTGAACCATAAACGTTACCAACAGCATTTGTCCATTGCTTATAAGCAAATACTGAAGGTGATCCAGTTGTGCTATATGATGTTGAATATGTGCTTGCTACTGTAAATGTTGTAGATGATGGTACAGATGTAATAGTATATGTTCCATTATAACCAGTTGAAGATGTAACACCAGATATTACTACCTGATCTGTTGTATTAAGTCCATGAGGTGTTGTAGTTGTATAAGTTACAACTGAACCTGTTCCTGATGCTGTTGATAGATAAATTGAAGCACCTTGTGTATTTCCAAATACTGTTTGTGATCCTCCAAATGGTTGAGCATTAATATATCCTCTTACAAGAATGTTACCAGTTTGGGTATTCAGTAGTGATACATCAAGTGTAGACAAAATCAGCTGGGCACGATTTAGAAGGTCTCTTTGACCAAATCCCGCACCAATACCATTATCTACAGATGGAGCCAAGCGAATTGATAGCAAAGCTCTTGTATTATTTCCAGTCAATGTTAGAGTGCCACTTGAAATAGTTCCCGTAGGATTTGGACTAATTGTAAAGTTAGTAGTATTAACAACAGAAGTTACATATGTTCCTGCAGCAATATTTGTTCCAGAAACTATCATTCCTGGCAAAACGTTTGCCGTAGTGTTTGCACCTGTTCCTGACAATGTTATTGTGTTTGAACCAGAAGAACCAGATGCAGATCCCGCAAATGTTAGAAGTGAAGCTGGGATTGAAACTGGAGTCTGTTGTCCATATGTAAACAAGAGAGACTTATCAGGTGTAAATCCACCATCCATGATTGCTGCAGTACCCCAGTGTGAGATAGTTGGAGCATATGTTGGATAAGCAAATTCAACTGCATTTGGTGCAGATGCTGTATAAGTATAAGCTTGACCCGAAGTTGCACCCATAGGTGCTGCAATTACTGTAGGGTTAGTTGTAAGTGCACCTTGAGATAATGTTAGTGTAGTTCCACTAATACCAGCAATAAATGTTCCATCTGGGAATGATAGAGGAGCAATAATTCTTTGTCCTACTTGCAATCCCGATGATGAAGAAACTGATGCCATATTTGAACCAATTGCAACTGTTAGAGCAAGCGATGAGTTACCAGCTTGTCCACGTGTCAATCCTGTAAAGGTTGTTGAGGTTGTACCTGTATAGTTAATATATTCGTAGGAAGTATTTGAACTTCCCGCATTTCCTCTAATAACAAGTGTTCCTGATGATGGGAATCCTGATGTAGATGCTACGTTGATAGAAGTATCTGCAGAACCAACTGCTGATGTCAAATATGTAGCTGGAGGAAGAGTAGAACTCTCATAACGACCAGGAATGTTACCTGAACGCATGTATGCTTCAGAGTTTACGTTATTGTTAGGCATCTTGTGTGCATAGACAATATTACCGTCAGTTGCACGAACACCATAACGAACAAATCCTGCACCATACCAAGAGAAATCAATATACCACATCTGCATCTTTGAAAGATCAATATTATATCCTGAAGGACCTGTTCCATCAAGCTTATCAATGTTAAATGATGATTGTGGGATAACTGTTTCAATTGTCTTAGAACAAATAATATAGTTATCAGTTGTTCCACGATATGCAGGGGAAATATTAATTGTTGTATCAGAAAGAATATCTGTTACACGATATGATTGTCCACGAATAACAATGTAATCACCTGGAATCAATTGCTTTGAGAATGTTGTAGGGAATGAAGAGTTTGTTTGGGTTACAGAATGTGAACCATTTGTTGCAGATACTTTACCAGCAAGCTGGAATACTGAGTTTCTACGAACAACACTTAGTGTTTGTCCATCAAATTGCCAATATACACCATTTTGTGTATCAAATAGTCCCATGCGGTTCTTAGCACCATACCAACCAGTTACTTGAACAAAGTATGTTCCAGATGCTGGTGATGCTGCAGGTACTGACAAAGCTGTATATGTAAATGTGTTATATCCAGTAACACCCGTCACTGTAAATGTACCATTGTATGAAGTTTCATTTGCACCATAAATTGTTACTGTTGTGCCAACCTGAAGATTATGTTGTTCTTTTGTTTGAACAGTAACTGCTGTACCAGAAGATGTGATTGAATCTACTGTTAGGTTAGGCTTAATAATTGTACCCGTTGACATTTGAATACCCTTACCTGATTGGTAACGGAAATAACGACGAGTTTGGCGAATAGCTGATTCAAAGTTAGAAGATCCATTAGATGAGAAGATAACTCCACCATCAAATGGGCGGTGTAGGAATTGACCTTGTGGGCGTACATAAATAGCAGCTGAAGTTGTTGTCAATGTTCCTGTAATAGTTGAAGGAGTATATACGTTAAATGATGTTGGGCTATTAATTGTTGCCACAACAAATGCACCATTTGGCACATATCCTGTTGATGAAGTAATTCCAGTAATTGCAATTTCATTACCAATTGCCAAGCCATGGTTTACAGTTGTTGTAATTGTCATACCATTACCTGAAGAAATAGTAGAAATTGTTGGAGCTGTACCAATTTGTGAACCTGAATAAAACGCTCCAGCATAGATTGCAGTCTTATTAGCATCTAGGACAGATGTAATTGTTGTTGAGTTAGCTGCACGTGCTGTATATGTAAAGTGTGTTGAATCTGCAACAGTATCAACAATATAGTTACCGTTAGCAATTGAAAGATATGTATCTTGAACTACGATTGGAGTTCCCGCTGACATAAAGTGTGGGGTTGAAGTTGTTACGGTTACCGTACGTGAACCTGTTGAAATAGTCATGCTTGACAAGTTACCAATATTAGGTACTGTCTGATATCCAAGAGGACGGTTATTAATCAAAGCTAAATTTTCCCACTTAGAAACCTGTGTACCATACTCAAAGTCAGTATCAATAAGAGATTGTGGTGTAGATACACGGAACTTGCCAACTGGGTCAAGTTGCTCTTCAGCTGGACGCATATCTTCAGAATACTCATCAAGTGTAACTTGAATCTTATCGGTAGCAGACATTGTTGAAGTGTTATAGTTCAAAACAATTGTTGTAGTTCCTGTTGCACCAGACATATTTGTAGTATAACTTGTAGCTTTCAGACTAGGATCTGAGAAGTTGAAAATTACCTTGTTTTGTGTAACGTTGGTAATAAGAAGCAAACGCTCTTGTGGGATATATCGGTTATTAAGAACCAATGTTTTAGTAGACGGTGTAAATGTATACTGTGTATCTAGTAATATCTTTCTTGCCATGTCTTTATGCTCCTAGTAATATGTCCGCTGGTTTAAACGGATAAGATTTGTATGCTGTATTTATTGCTGGTCCTGGCATAAGTCTTGCGTCAAATGTAGAACCTGCAGGCGGGACTTCTGAGAAAAGTATGTACCCATCTGAATCTATTTGAAAACCATATCTTGGAAGAGGTGATTGCCAAACATATTCTGCAAAATCCACTGTTTGAATTATACCATTAACACTTAGTAAAAGCCTAAGTGGATTGGTTATAGATAATTGATTAGACTGATAGGTAGGCAGGAATCTAATTTCAATCCCGTCAAATTGACCCGCAATGGAATCAAGTGGGATTATGTCAGTAGTTCCGTTATTTGCTACATCTCTAGCCTTTGTCATTTATCTATTGGACGGGAAATTCTAAAAGTTCCCATTCTCCTGTCTTATCATTCCAATTGTAAGGTTGAGTTACATCTGGAATTGGGGTGGGTGCAACCCAATAGCCTAGGTCTTCATCAAAAGTCCATGACTTAAAAGGTTGTGGTAAATCAGTATTAGGTTTAGTTGCCATTGTTGTTGCCTCCTATTCTATTATATTGTATTATCCTACTAATGCAGCAATTTCATCTGCAGTTAGGCCGAGTTTAGCAAGCTTAGCATTTGCTGATTCAAGAGCTGCTGCTTTTGCAGCATCTGCTTCTGCCTGTGCAGCTTGTTGAGCAGCAAAATCTTCTTGCATCTTTTGTTGAGCTGCAATTTCATCTGCTGTCATTGGGCGGGTAGTTGAAATACCTGTTGAACAATCTACTTCTACTACTTGCGTTGTTGTTGTATCTGTCATTTTTTATCTCCTTTTAGTTAGATTCCGTAAAGTGTAATTTCTGAGTATTGAAGAAATGTTGTGCTTGAAAACTGTATTGAAGAAATTGAAGAAGTATTTGACCAAAGACCTGATGTCATTAACCCCAAAAAAGTAGATGTAGTATTTTCATCAATTTGATCAATAAAATATGATTTATAATTTGATCCTGAATAATTTGGGATATACATTTCAATGTTACTAAATATATTTGAAGTTGAAAGAGAGCCTGAAATGCGTATATCTAAATATGAATCTGTAGCACCTGCCACTCCTCCTCCGCCTGGACCATAAGCAAAAACTTGAGAATATCCAGTTCCAATACTGTTAAAAGTTCCATTTATATCGTTCCAAGGTGAGCCACCATTAATATTGTTTCTTACAGACATTTTTACTACTAGATCTGTGTATGTTGATGGAATAGAAGAAAAAGAAATGCTTGTAGCACCACCTGATGAAACTGTATATGAAGCAATTTTAGTCATTGTGTTAGCCATTTTATGCTGCCGTTATTCCGTATAAATTAAAAGTTGAACCTGAAGAAAGATTTGCTCCATTAGCAGTTTGAATTGTAATTTGAGTAATTGCCCCCGTAGATGGAATTAAACTTGCTTGAATTTGTGTATTAAAACCTTGACTACCTGTATTAACAGAATTTGTTCTACATAAAACAGTTTTGTAAGTTGTAGAATTAGAATAATTAAGAAAATGATAATTATCAGCAGAAAATGTACTACTTGAAGATGGTGGTAAATACCCTCCTCTTAAAGAAATTTCAGAAGTAGCTCTACCTGTTGTTGGCGTTGAAGCAGGACCCTGAAAGTATGTACGACTATACCCTGAAGTTATATTTGTTCCGCCTAAAACTGCTCTAATTGCTGATATATCCCATGAACTACTGACACTTGCTGCAACAACAAATAAAAGATCTGTATATGCTTGTGGTATTGAAGAAAAAGTAACAATACCTGTTGCACTAGTTAAGTTTTGAGTTGCAATAAGTGTATAAGTTGGTTGAGCTGTCATTATTCCTCCTACGCTATTCCATAAAGGGCAATATGTGAATATTGTGCCCAGGATGTATAAACATTTGTATAAATAGAAGTAATTGGTGCAAAATTTTGCCAAAGCCCTCCATCAAAATGAATTTGACCAGAACCGCTTGCATCAAATCCACCAATAGAGCGAATTGCCTTATATTTATTTGGATTTGCATAATCTAAAATATCAATAATTATACAACCATACACATTTGCTGTTGATGTTCCAGCGGGTAGTCGTTCTGCTTCGGAATTACTTTGAGAAGTAAATGAAGAAGAGCTAGCAGATGAACCGTTGCCAGACACCCAATGAAAAGTATAATTTGCTCCATTATCACCATTAAATCCATAAGCAGCAGGTGAATCTGCTCCTCCTGAATATGTAGAACGTGCAAATATACGTAGTTGCAAATGACTATAATTTTGAGGTATATTTGTGAATACTGGTGTTGATGTAGATGGACCATTAGGAAAAGAAATTGTTGCAATACTAGCAAAACTATTAACACTGCTTAATTGTTGAGATGCAGCAGAACCTGTTGATGCAATCTGATTATTACTAGAAACTTGAAATACATATGGTGTTCCAGGATTTAAGCCCTTAGCAATAATTGGACTTACTGCACTATATGTTGTTGATGTGGCTGGATATGTAGTTAAAGAATAATTTAATGCTTGATCATTAGTTGAAGGAGTAAATGCAACTGATGCAGATCCCGCCAAGTCTGAGACAGAGTTAATTACTGGAGATAAAGGCGTTGATGTTGGATATGATTGACCCAAACCGTAAATAGTAAATGTACTATAAGATGCAAAATTGCCACTTCCAGCGTAAAGAGTTAAAGATGTAATTGGATTATTTGAGTTATATGATTGTGACCAAAGGTAATTTGAGTATACTGTTGTACTACTATTTTCCATAAAAGCATCACTATAGCTATTTTTAAATGCCCCGCCAGAATAATTTGGAACAACAAATCTAATGTTTCCATAAGTTCCAGCTGCTGATGTTGAAGCTGGATAAGCACCTACATTTATTGCTGTAGTTGTATAATCTTTTGCAAATCCAGCAGTTGTTCCAGTTGCAGATAATCCAATGTCGCTATATATATTTGATCTATCCCCATTATACCAAGCAGTCAAGTAATCTGTTGATGAAGCATATGTTGATCTTGCACTTATTTCAATTATTAAGTGTGAATAGTTTTGAGGAATATTATTAAATGTAATAGAATTTGTTGAGCCTGTAGCTGTTTGAGTATATATTGGTTGTAATGTTACTGACATTTTATTGCCCCGTTACCGTTGATGAAGCAATTCCGTATAACTGAAAAGTTCCATATGAAAAATTTCCACCATTTCCAAATACAGTTATTTGTTGTATAGCTGAAGTATTTGCCCAGCTAGCTCCAAAATATGTAAGTTCGCCTGTACCATTATAATCTCCACCACTTAAAGATTTAGATGTTTTATTTTTATTTGTATTGCTATAATCAAAAATATCTGCAATAAAAACTGAAGGATGAATTGCTGAATAACCATTTGAATAGCCCATAAGTTGTGCTCCAGAAATTGTATAACCATTTATATTTATAGCGGAACCAGTAGCATTTATAGCATGAACATAATAACTTGTTGAACCATTATCTGAATTAAAATACATATATGTGCTATTTCCAAATTGACTTCCTTGCATAAACCCTCTTATTTGAAGATGGGTAAAATTTTGAGGAATATTTGAAAATGTTAGCCCAGAAGCTGTTGTATTAATAGTTTGAGAAGCAATAAGGTACATACTCATTGTCCTTGCCCCCTAATTCCATATAGTTCAAGTGTTGTTCCTGGTTGCCAAGAACCTGAGCCAGATATAATTGATACTGAAGTAATAGGAGATCTTGATCTCCAAGTTCCAATTGATGCTTCTGTTGAACCATTATTAACATTTAAAGATGATTTATCTCCTGCAAATCTAGAAATTAAATTTTTATAATAAGAAGGGGTAGTATAGTTAAGTATATTTATTTCTGCACTTGCTGTATAAAAAGAATCCCAACCATTAGTCAAACCTCCGCCAAAAATATAGTTGCTGTTTGTGTATGCATATGAAGAGTAACCACCTGAAAATGCACTTAAAACAGTTGTAGAATATAAGCTTGTATTACCTGTATCTCCATTAAAATTAATATTTATTCTATTAACATTGCTTTGAGTTCCAACAACCATTATCCATAAATCTTGATAGTTTTGAGGTATATTTGAAAAAACCACAGAACTTGAAGAAGAAGTAAGTTTTTGATAAGAAATTGGAACTACAGCACCATGATTAGAATTAGTACCAGAAAATATAGGAAGCGGACTCATGCAGTAATGTCACCTACAAGAACCCATGTATCCGTACCTCTTTTAATTAAGGTAGCGGATGACCATTGACCACGAAGTTTAAGTCCTGGATTATAGTTTATTGTAACTCCCGCTGTAGCAGCAACAGTTACCTGTCCTGTACCTGTTTGGAGAAGCTGAATTTGTGTTCCAATTGCATAAGCAACTGAAGAACTCAAAGGAACTGTAAGTGTTATTGCAGATGAATTATTTAATTCAATAATCTTATAAGCATCAGCTAGAACTGTTGTATAAGAAGTTCCAGCCTGTGCATTTGTGACAAGTGCTGGAAATTGTGCATATTGATTAATATAAGAAAGAGAATTCCAAAGTGATGATCCATTACCAGCCTTTAAATAGCCTGTATCTGATTCAAGCCCAAGTTCGCCAGCAGCTAGAACTGGATTAGTGACTGTCCACTGAGAGGCTGTTCCTCTACGAATCTGTATCTGTGTTTGTACTGGCATTTAGGGTGTTCCTCCAATAATATTATAAGCATAAGATGATGATGTAGGAGTTCCTCCATCATAATTGGCTGTACTATCAACAGCACCGCCATCAAGGATATCTTGTACTACACCACCTATTGTAACAGTTGTGCGATTATTGGCAGAATCATCTGTAACAGTGGCATTTACAATGTTCAAAATAGGGCGGGAAGTTAAAAGATTACCATTAGTTTCAACTTCAGTATATGCCCCACGTCCTGATAGGGTTGAAAACAAATTAGCTATATTTCTAGCATTAGACATTATTAGCCTCCAACTTTTTAACTTTAGCAGAAAGTTCTTTAACTGCTGCAACTAAAATAGGAATTAAATGGGTTTCAGCAAGTCCAAGGAATGGCTCTTCTTCAACATGAATATTTCCGTCTACATCTTTAATTTCTTCTCTAGTATTTTCAACAACAATGCTTGAAAGCCAATCTTGACCTTTAAATGCTTCTTGTACATCTTGAGCAATAAATCCAACTTGTCTTCCTTCTGGAAAATTATGCTTTTCTCTTATCATCTTTTCATCAACAACATCTTCTTCAAACTGTTTTTTCCAGTTAAATGTTACAGGACGTAAAGAATCAATCAAACTTAATCCTTGATTAATTTCTTCAACATTTTCTTTGTACTTAATATCTGATGTTGCAATTGAAGCAGATGTTGCAAATATTTGACCATTTACTTGAAGAGGATATGAACCATTTGAAGTTTTATATCCAATTAAAAGATATCCATTTGATGACATTCTCATTGATTCGTATGTATCATTAACAGCAGATGTGCTTCCACCACTTACATAAAAAGTAATGCCAAAATCGTTTGTACTATACCCCTGTTGACCACCATTAAATCCAATTGCTGCCATCCATGTTGCATCAATTTTTTGTTGCAATCTCCAGCCTGCACCTGGCCATGCAGCATTTGAATTATTTGTTCTTGTATCTGCTATTTGCAAATATGAAATATTAGAAGGTGATGATTGAAGTTGCAATCCTAATGCTTGACTACCTAATGTTTGTGCTACTGTTCCAATTCCAGCTGCATCTATCATATATACTGGACTTGACTGATTAATTCCAATTTTTCCGTTATAACCAATTCTAAGTCGTTCTGTTAGGGTAGAATTATAAAAATCACCATTAAAATTAGCAAAAACTATATCAGTTAAATATCCATAAGTTGAAGAACCATTAGCTGAAAATAATATTGATGCTTTTTGACCTACAGTTCCAGCATCTCCAACACCTATTTGATATGTTGTTTTTCTTCCTGCAGTTGTTAAACCGCTATTCATATTTATATTTCCAAGAACATCTAGCTTTTGAACAATATTTCCACTTCCAACACCAATACCCATATTTTGACTGCTATCAATAGTTACAGATGTTGATCCATTTGTACTAAATGATAGTGGGCCATATCCACCGCTTACAAAAGAATTATTTATATTTGTTCCATTTGAACCAGAAGTTGAATCTGGAGTAATTAATAATGCTGCACCTGTTGAATTTGCACCTCTAAATTGTGCTGAACCTGCCATATCAAATGTTGCAGAAGGAGATGTTGTTCCAAGTCCGAGCTTTCCACTACTTGTCAATTTAAGAACTGATGTACCACCAGATGCTAGTGTGTTGATATCTAAATAATCACCAGTTTGTGATGCAATTCCATTAATTGTTAATGGGGCTGCACCTGTTGCTGTTGTTGAAATAATTGCATTATTTAATGTAGGTGATGTTAATGTAATTCCTGAGAAAGTACTTTGAGACCCGCCCAAATTTATTGTTTGTCCACCAATTGTAACTGATGAATTAGCAAGTTGAAGATTTGTAATAGATCCTTGTAAAGCAGTGACGGGGACTTGAGTAATAGTAAAATTACTATAACAATTTACCTGTACAGTATCTCCTGCAACCAATGATGCCAAACCCGTAATAGATGTTCCAGATGTTGCTGTATAGTCAACTCCACGAACAAGTAAAACACCATTTAAAAATACTTGTTCTTGGTTAGGATAATAATAAAGAGTTACACCAGAATTATCTACACCTGTAAGAGTAGTTTCTCCACCTACCGCCGTATATCTCCAAAAATTGGAGGTAACTTGAGATTTAGCTGCTGGGTATACTTGAATTGTCATTTATATCTCCTATAGCTCCGCAGACCACTCTAAATATCCTGCTGCATTTGTTATTCCCATAACACCAGCTTGTCCAGCAGTTCCACCAGATATTGACATTCCAAAATGATAAGTGTCTGGTGTTGATGCTGCATCTAAAGCTGGCACGGAAGTTCCACTGTATGGTGTTCCTGCAATATATGCAGTAAAATGGCTTGCAACTCCAGATGTTCCAATTATTGGTGCTACTCTCATTGTAGTAGGAAATCTAATAAGTCCATAAATTGAATTTGTACCATAAACCATAATTGCTACTAATCTGGCTGCTGTTGTTCTCCAATAATATCTTTCACATAAAGAAACTTCACCTTGATATGTTCCTCCAGAACGTGAAAATTGTGTTGCTGTAGTTCCAATCTCTAATTGAACTTGAGTAATATCAAATATAGCATTAGAAACAGTACTATTTACTGAGGAAAACATTATTCCAAATGATGTAGAATTTGCTGGTACAAATAGCGTTTTTGTATATTTTTGCCAGGTTCCATTAGCATTACTCAAAGTATCTGAAGTTATATTTGTTGCGGATACTCCAGTGCCTATGTGTAAATTACCGTCAATATTTGTAGTATTATACATTGTATTAATTGACCATGGGTTTGTCATGTTAACTGCAGACCTATAATAAAATGAAAGAGTTACCCATTGACCAGCAAATCTTATTACTTCATCAGTTGCAATAGATTGACTAACAAAATAATTTTGATTGCTTGATGATGTTGCACCTATACGCATATAATATCTTGAACCTGGAATATATGCAGAAACAAGATATTGGTTTATTGAAAGATTATTGCTTGTTCCATAACCACTTACATACCATCCATCTAAAGAATAACCATTAGGTCCATTTAATGAGGCACCTCTTTGTGCTATTTCCATATTTCCATTGCGAATAAAATTTTTACCAGCTACATTGTAGCCTGCCCAACCAATATTTGATGGAGTTCCATAGCCAGAAGAATTGTATACTGTTGAAGATGCTAAAATTCCATCAAAACCACTTGGTCCTGATGCTGATACATCTGCATTTGGAGTTGAAAAAGCTTTTGTAAATGGTGTGGCAGAAGATCCAATTTCAAGTTGGACATTTGCAATTCTTACTGTTTGTCCAGCAATTGATTGTGCTGTATCTGGAACAATGCCAAAATAAATACTTACTGCATCTGAAGGAACAGTAAGTGTATAAGATAATCTTGTCCATGTTGTTGGTGCAGCAAATCCTCCAGATGATATTACTACTGATGTTGCCCCATTAATATAGCCAGCATCAACTTGAGAATTGCTATATTTAACTTCTGGTCCGATATTTCCTGCATATCCGCCTGAAACTTTTGCATAAAATGAAAATGTAACAGTTTTTCCTCTTAATCCAATTGTTGTTGCACTATTTAAAGGATAATGTATTTGAGAAAAACCAGAACTTGATGCAGTAGTATTCCATTTTAAACCATATCTTGTATTTGTTGTTGGCAAATCAGATGTTTCTTGTGTTATTGATTGTGCACCAACTATACGAGCAAACCATTTATCAGCTGTCCAAGATAAGTCTGCTGTAAATGTTGTGCCTAGGGACCATGAATCAAATCCGCCATTTGTTATTAAGTTTTTACCAGCAATATTGTGTGGTCCTGACCAATTTATTCCCGTTGTTTGTGTTGAATCAGCAAATGGAATTGTTCCGTCTGCCCCAATTGTTAATTGTGCAACAGAACCTCCACCTGTACCTACTATCAACCCGCCTTTATTTGCAAGTATATTATTTGGAGTTGTAATATTTACAGTTCCGCCCAATGATATTGGATTACCATTAATAATTATTGATGAATTAGAAAGGGCGGAATTAGGAATGTTAGTTAAAGTATTTGTAGATCCAGATATAGATAATCCTGTAGGAGTTGTTAAAGTCCCGCCCAATGAAATTGTCTGATTACCAAAAGTTATAGATGAATTAGAAAGTTGAGCATTTTGAATAGTTCCAGTAATAGATGATGATGCTACAGATGCAATAGAATAGTTAGAATAGCAATAAATTTGAACAAAATCATTATATGAAAGTTGTGTGGGGAATGTAATAGATAAACCATTTGCTGCTGGAGTATAATCTAAATTTCTTACTAGGAGGACTCCGTTTAG